TTATTTATCCTCTTGTAACTGATAAATACTCAAAATTGTAGAACTATCAACGATACCTTCTGTAGTTAAGCTCACAGTTCCCATTTCTCTCCACCCTCTGATAAAATCATTATCTATATTTCTGAATAACTTCCATGACTTCTCTCTTGGCTTCAAAACCTTTCTAAAAGCACCATAACCTGAAAGAGCTAAATCAACAGTTGCATAAGCAATATCTACATCTTTATCACTTAAACCGATTTTGTTAGCAATATACCTGTATCCTTCTCTGACACCACCATTAATATTTTCTCTGTACAGTAAATAATATCCATTTTCAACAACGTTATTGTATCCATGAGCCATTAATGGAGCACCGAATGAAGCACATGCTAACCCTAAAGAAGCCTCACAGACTGTGTAACCCGCAAGAACCTGAGTACCACCACCAACAAATCCGATCTGTTTTAATATAAGATTAGCATAACTTGATTTCTCTTTTTCCCTTTCAATTATTGCATATTGCTTTACTCTATTTGCTGTTAAATAGAAAACTTGCTCTTTCAGGTGATCTATTTCAAATTGGATAAACTCAATTGCACCACTTGAAGATAAACAATGAACACGAACCTGTCCCAATATATCCTCTATGAAAACATTTACATCTGAATTAAAATCTATTTTAATTTTACTATGACTGATATAGCGAAAAGATAACGTTCTTGCCAGCTCTCTTAATTCTCTTACTTTTAAACTCAGTAGCTTATCTTGTTCCATTCCCGTCATCTCCATAAAAATGATTTACCAGGCAGATACAAACCATAAATATAATTTATGAAATATAACAAAAATAAACCAATAAAGAAACAACCAACAAAACCATCAAATGCTATATAGAGAAATCCACCCGAATAACGAGTGGATTTTTACATAACTAAATAGATTAAAATGATTAAGCCAGAATACGTAGCATACGACGCAGAGGCTCTGCTGCTCCCCACAACAATTGGTCACCTACTGTAAAAGCAGATAAATATTCCGGGCCCATATTCAACTTGCGTAAGCGCCCCACAGGAGTATTCAACGTGCCTGTTACCGCTGCCGGGGTCAATTCCCGCATACTCAGCTCACGATCATTTGGGATCACTGTTACCCAGTCATTATGCGCAGCCAGTAATTGCTCAATTTCAGGAATCGGAATATCTTTTTTCAATTTCAAAGTAAATGCTTGGCTGTGGCAACGTAAAGCTCCGATACGTACACACAAGCCATCAACGGTAATAATCTTATTACCGGTATTGAGGATCTTGTTGGTTTCTGCCTGCCCTTTCCACTCTTCACGGCTCTGGCCGTTATCAAGCTGTTTATCAATCCATGGGATCAAACTACCTGCCAGTGGTACACCAAATTGGTCTGTTGGTAAAGAACCGCTACGGGTGAAATCTGTTACCTTTCTTTCAATATCCAGGATAGCAGATGCCGGATCCTGCAACTCTTTTGCTACCTGAGTATGCAAAGAACCCATCTGAACCAGTAATTCGCGCATATGACGGGCACCGGCACCAGAAGCTGCCTGATAAGTCGCAACAGAAGCCCATTCAACCAAATCATTAGCAAACAAACCGCCCAGAGACATCAGCATTAAGCTAACAGTACAATTACCACCAACAAAAGTTTTTATACCTTTATTAAGACCTTCCTGAATATGAGCATGATTGACCGGATCAAGAATAATGATGGAATCATCATTCATACGCAGCGCTGATGACGCATCAATCCAATATCCCTGCCAACCCGTTGCTCTTAACTTCGGATAAACCTCATTGGTATAATCGCCACCCTGACAACTAATAATAATGTCCAGAACACTAAGAGCCTCAATATCGAAAGCATTCTGTAAGGTACCCTGTTGACCGGTAAAATCAGGTGCAGTCTGCCCATGTTGTGATGTCGTGAAGAATGCAGGATGAATAATATCAAAATCCCGTTCTTCAATCATACGTTGCATTAATACTGAGCCAACCATACCGCGCCAGCCGATAAAACCCACATTTTTCATCATTATTGTCCTGCTTTGGTGAGTGTTGATAAGATATTCTGATTACACTAAAGCTGACAAAATATGACCGGGGACGCAAGTGAATTTATTCACTATTCACGAGATATTGAGCAACGTAGTTAATTGAGGAGCATAACAAGTCCGGCACACAATAAAAGCCACCTATTATCGGTGGCACACATCTGCAACCCACTTCTAATCTTCAAGCCAAATTCAGTTGAGTTTTAGGCTTTTCTTTGGGATGTGGCTTAACGCTTATCACTTCACCCGGCTTGGAAATAAAACGGACAAACGTTTCATGGCTAACGAAAGTTGCACCACAATTGATGTTTTGACACTGGTTATAACGTTCTTTTGTCTGACTAGAATGCTCAAAGCTACTGCGTGCATGAGCAGCTTTACCACAAAGAGGACACTTGATCATATTTCTCTACCCTTAACTAAAACATGAGCTCTCATCATGCGAACAATATAGCAATAAGGTCTTATTTTAAAAATAATTATTTCATATCGAGATCATCAATTTTTAATTCCAGAGTCAGTGCTGTTGTAAAACCTCCCCCCGATCCATTCATCGTGTGGATGACCGTCGTTAATGTCCATTCCGCAGCATCTATTTCTGATTTAAAACCAGTCACTTTTATGGGTATTTCAGGGTAGAGATCGGCACGTCCCCGAGCCAGTTGAATTGAAAATGTCGCAGCCCCACGTTGCATTTTTTCCCAGACAACTTTTGCAGCACGTTTAGCGCTGTCTTCATCAGCATAAACACGAGGAAGTTCCAGTACGTTATCTTTACTACCTACCAGATAGGAATTTGATCTATCAGAATTTTTCTGGTTTTTTCGTTCAATGGCTACAGTATGTTTTTCCTCCGGCTTACGGGTATTCAGCCAGTTTGCCACCACACCGGTATAAGCCTCACGGTCAGAGAGAGTAAAATTGTGGCTGTCCCCTGACTGACGCGTGATCACTAATGCAGGGATAACCTCACCGCTGGCTGTTTTATTCTGCCCTTGCCGAATGAATATCAACTTGCCATTTTTTACTGAGGCAATTGCTCCTTCCTGTTTCGCCAAGCGAGTAAGAAAACTACCATCAGACTCATTAGTCTGATCAATATGATTAATAAATACCTTCGCTATATCCTCATGTAAATCAGCAGTAAGGTTATTTCTGGCAGCAATAGTATGAACAATCTCACCAATCGTTTTCTCATGATAAGATTTTTCACGTCTCATATTGAGAGATTCACGGAAATCAGCACTACGGGCGCGGATAGTTAATTTATCCGGCGCTCCACTGTGCCCAATTTCATCCACAGTAAAACGCCCTTTACCAATCAATGACTGCCCCTGCCAACCCAATGCCAATGAAATCACATTACCTCGGGAAGGCAGCATCAAGGTGCCATCGGCATCATCCAATTCAATATCAAGCTGATCGGCCTCAAAACCGCGATTATCCGTCATCGTCAGTGATATCAGGCGCGATTGAATGCGCCCGCTGATATCTTTATTATCAATTTCCAGAAGAAATGCCGGTGTATTGCCCTTTTCGGTAACCCAGTCAAATTCAGACATCATGGCAATACCTCCCTGACTCTACCTGCCAAATTGTCTGTAATCATTGAGAATTGATCCTGAAGATCACCGAACATTTCACCCAGAGCACTATCAACTCGCCGTAATGTTAAAGTGAAATCAATTTTGCGCGCAGCACCATCCGACATAAATTCAGTTTTTGTCTGATCAATACTTTCAATCACAAACATGCCGTAAATCGTGCCACTGCCATCTATAAAGGACCACGCTTTACCGCTATCAGCCATAACTTGTAAAGCCACCAATGACAAACGACCACCTGTAATTTCGGGATATAACGAGCCGGAAAGTGTCATAGTGTCATTATCCGGTCCCAAAAATTGCCAAGCAGGCCGTATCCCGATACGGCTATTAAAAGCATGTCGCCATGACTGTTGATGTTGCAGACTCTGATATGGCGTCGTTTTTAACATAAAAACAAATAAACCCAGTGCAGCCATCATAATTAGAATTCTCCTCTATCAGAGAATGAACTGCGTAAACGAGCTTGCTGTTTACGTTCCCGATCATCCAGTTCGCGCCTAACCATTGCGGCAATATCCTGCGCAGATTGCCCCGGTGCACCATAGATATTTATATGATAGACCGGCGATTCATTGCGGTACTGTATTTGGCGTCTGTCCACCTTTTCCTGAATCTGTGAATAAGCATGAGCCGGTAAACTCTGAGTATGCAACGGTGCTGTTCTAGCAGCCACAGAGGGTGTCATCACGCTTAACGAAAATGCGGCAGCAGCAGCAAGTCTGGCAGTCTGCCGTCGGCTAATGACATTGACAGGCCCTGCGACAATCTCTGGTCCGTATTCGCCAACAATACCAAATCCTCCAACGGGAATAATTCCCCCTCTGTCATGTTTAGGCAGAATTGAACTGACATTAGGATTCATATTATTACTGACGCCTTTTGAAGCATCTTCCCATGGCCGCATCCAGTCAGGAATATAATCAGACAATGAAGTCAATTTCTTTTTCAACGCTTCCCATTTTTCATTAATCCCATCCAGCAAACCATTAACTATCTCGATGCCAAACTCTTTAAACTGATTGGGCAAATTCATTATACCGGTAATAATTTCATTCCATTTATCCGAAATCGATATTCTAATATTTTCCCAAGTTTCCAATGTGTTCTGTTTAACGGATTCCCAGGCATTACTGATATTAGTTTTAATATTCTCCCAGGTTTGCAGAACACTCTGTTTAATGGATTCCCATTTCTCACTTAGGTTGGTTTTAATATTTTCCCAAAGCTGAGAAAATTTCGGCCCCAATGTTTCCCAGTTTTGCCAAATATAAACAGCCGCCATAGAAATCAAACCAATAATGGCGAGGATTGGGTTAGCCATCATCAGGCGACCAACAATCATCATGGTACTTCCCAACATTTTCAGCGCATTGCCGACAAACCCCAGCGCTCTCACACCAGTACCACCAAAGAGGGTAAGGCTATATTTCGCTACCGCTAATGGAAGTAATATTGAAGCGATCGCCTGTGCCAATGCGCCGAAAACAGTTAACATCCCTCCGACTACCATCGTGATAGTCGCAAGCATTGCAGCCAAACGTGGGTTGGCCTTCATCCACTCACCGACTTTATTAACCACATTTGTTGCTTGCTGAGTCACTCCCCTTAAAGGACCTTCTACGCCGGAAAACATCTGTACCCCCAGATCACTCCAGGCGGCATTAAGCTTTTGGATATCACCGGTGAGGTTATTAGTCATTACAGATGCCACTTTTTGAGATTCACCTTGAGCACTTTTTAGTTCGGCGATAAAAGCCTGTAATCCTCCCTGTCCTGCTTGATTCACCAGCACATCCAAAGCTGGAGATGCATTTTCACCACCAATTGCCGTGAAATAACTCGTACGTTGCTCGCTATTCATTGACCGGGTTTTACTATCCAGTTCAGCAAGGATGTCCGGTAATTGCCGTAAATTACCTTTAGCATCACGGGTTTTAATATCGAGTTGTTTCAATGCGGCGGCGGCAACTTTAGGTGGTTCAGCCAATCGTCCTAGTACACGGCTCAGAGCCTCTCCAGCTTCACTTCCTTTGATATTGACATCACTCAGCTTTCTGGTAGCAGCAGCAACTGTTTCAATATCAATCCCCAAAGAAGAAGCGGTCGGCGCAACAAATTTCATGGTGTCACCCAATGCCGCCAACGTCGTTTTTGAACCAGTCAACGTTGCCGTTAAAACATCACTCACACGGCTCATCTCTTCAGATTGTAATTTGAACCCTTCCAGCACATTAGTGCCAATATCAATGGTAGCGGCGAAATCTGCACCACTAGCCTGTGACATTGATATCGTACCGGGCATCATATTCTTTATCTGAGCAGGGGAATAACCAGCAGAGGCATAAAGACTCTGCCCTTGCGCAATTTTGCTAGCATCAATTCCGGTACTTTTGCTCAACTCACGACTTTGATTGAGCAACATGGCATATTCAGGAGAATTTTTTTCAATATTAGTTTGTACCCGAATTTTGGCCATTTGAGCATTAAGATCGTAACCTGGCATTAAAAAGTTTTTGCTGGTTGTCAGTATCTTAACACCTGCCGATTTTGCATTAGCACCATGCTGGCTAATACGATCACGAAGATCTTTAGTTTTGCTATAGCGACTCTCTTCCTTTTTACTACTGTCATGCGCAGTTTCCTGCGCATATTCAGAAACAGAATAAGGTTTAATTGCTTCCCAAGTCTGATTTAACTGCTTGAGTTCACCACGGTTTTGCCGGATGGAATCCGCCAACCTTTTATTATTTTGCTGTGCGGATTTCAAAACGCTGGTCAGCTTATTAACGGACTGTATTACCCATTTAAGCTGTGACTGTGTATTACTCATTTTCTGCACCACTTCGTAAGATGGCCCGATGTCGCCAGTCCAGTAATTCCGTCAATGACATTTCACTTGTCACTGCCGGAGACCAGTGGAAAACGGTGGCAATATCTGCCACCAAGTCATCTACGGTTAGTCGGTCTGGAAACCGGACTTCGCCGACTTCGGTAACAAAAAATTGACCACCTCAACACTGAAATTAATCAGATCGCCCGGTGTCATTGCCAACAGGTCGCTTTTAGTGAGAGCGGGAGTGGTAACACGTGGCAAAACTAGCATCATTGAGTCCACATCCATCTCCAGCAAAGCCTGTAGCCGAGCACCACGCAGCGCTCCACTGTTAGGTTTGCGCACCACCACTTCAGTGATGTTGCTATTACCACGTGCAAGTGGTTCTTCTAATACGATTGTGCGCTGCTCGTCGTTTTGAGTAATGAGTGTTTCTGTCATGGTTCAACCTTGTTTATCCGATTAGATTAAAGACCCATAGCGCGGCGATGATCTGCCAGACGATCTTCACCATTAACAATTTCAACCATGTTAACGGTATCCACTTCGATCAGAACTTCACCATCCCACGTCAGTTTGAAATAGGTGTTTTTAGCACTGATTTTGGTCTGGGTGTTATCCCCTTGCTTATAAGTACCATGGTCAAACTCATGGAAGCGGCCACGCATCACGATTTCAACAGCAATCACATCATTGGTATCATCGCGCTGGTAGGAACCCGCAAAACGCAACATTACGCCGTCGGCTTTAGTTATTCCCCACTGCCGATAATGCTGAGCTTCCATACCTCCCAGAGTAAATTCAACATCCAATGCACCTTCATCTAGGCCCAAGTCCACTGTCGCGCTACCGTTCATACCACCGCCACGATAGGTTTCTAGTTTACGACTCAGCTTAGGCAGAATAAGTTCTTCCACTATTCCCTGATAACTATTGCCGTCATTAAACAAGTTCAGGTATTTAAGTTTGCGAGGTAATGCCATCTGTGTCCCCTTAGCCGTTTATGCTTTTCGCGAAATCCATCAGGTAACGATCTGTAATACGCTGGCGTAACATCATATTTTCCAGTGGTGGTACAGGTGTGTAGTCGTAATCGAGGGTCAATTTACCCGCTTTCAGAGTGTCTTTATCATTGGCATTTTCGTCGTACCAGCATTTACCATCAATGATGTACCCCCCGGACCTCAATTCACGGAACTTGGCGTTAACACCTTCGATAATGTCTCGTACCAGTGAAGCAGTCAGTGGCTTATCGATTGCCCACATATGTGCTTCCGCCATGGTATCAGCCAGTACTTGAGCAGTACGGGTGTAACTTTCGAACTGGAACAATGGATCATCAGCGCAGGTACGGGAACCCCAGAAACGGAATCCGTTCTTGCGGATAAGTGTCGTGATACCCTTTTCATTTAGATAACCAGCATCAGTTGCTGGATCTTGCAGATCCCAAAATACGTCTGCTGAAATACCAGTCACACCATTGACACCGATGTTTGACAGCGTTTTATGCCAACCGGTTTCTTCATCAATTTTTGCCCGCAGGCCCAGTGCACGGGCAGTAGCATAGGCGGTAGCTTCTTTTTTGGAAACAGTGTCCCAACTCAAGAAATCAGGCCAAATCAGCATCACTTCTCGCTGACCGAAGTTTTTACGATATTCAGCAACTTCTTCTTTATTCTTACAACCATAAGCACTGATATAAGCCATTGCTCTTAGTTTTTGTGCAATACTCGCCAGTTCAACAGCAACAGCTTTTGTATCCAGCCCAGGAACCCCCAGAATACGTGGCTTCACACCTAATTGGCCTTGTGCTGCCAACAGTGCCTGCATGCCGGTTTTCTTACCTTCACTCGTCGTAGTGCCAATGATGTTAGTGGTGGTATCACCTTCCGTTTCACCTTGTTCTACACGGACAACAACAGTAACGGGTTTAGCCTGGTCTGCGATAGCTTTGAGTGCCTGAGGCAATGTACCGGCATCACCCGCTTTGCCAATTGCCATCGAAACATCAGTAATCAAAACCGGGGTGTTTAATGGAAAAGCGTCTGCGTCTGCTTTAGGGCCAGTACAGACCATACCAACAATAGCGGTGCTAATTGTGGTGATGGTGCGTGTACCTTCGTTAATTTCCTGTACACGGACGCCATGATGATAATCTTGTGCCATATTAGCGGTTCTCCTATTAAGGTGTCCCGCTATGTTGAGGTATCAAAGTTATTAAATCATTCGATTAGAGATGTATGGCAGATGATACAAATTAGGTTGGTTAATTTATTGTTTTTTATAAAAATTTAACTGTAAGTGCTTTATAGATAAACAAGAAATGGAGCTTCTATAAATCAATGCATATTTCTTATTGTTGGGAATTTTTACCTCTGCTTATCAATTGTTTTTTTACAGATTTTTCCTGCAAAAATAGATTGTAATTTATACATATCAACACATTTCTCTGTAAATTACCGTTCTGGTCATTTGTTGACACCCGAATATAGCCAATCTTTTCCATATGTAACCCTGCTGAGTACCAATGAGAGACTATACTTTCAGAAATTTCACAGAATAGTGAGTTTTGAAAAATCTTGGTTTGGTGGAAATGGTGAATTTGGCTAAGACTGAGGGTTTATTAAACTCTAACGGTTACATAAATATTCCTTTGATGGCTAATGGTGTGCAAAAGAACTGGATATTTCAGTGGATGACTGGTCCAATTTGTAATACTGAGGATGTAACCTACCCGATATTGCAGTTTCCGCTCACTTTTCCGACTATGTGTTTAATAGCCCTAACTTCGACAAAAGGTAATGACACCAAATTATCTGACCAAGTATTTCAGGTATCTTCTTGGACAAATTCATCGGTAAAAGTATTCCCACAATGGTTTGGTACAGGAAAGCAGAGTCTATGCTATCCACTTATTATTGCTATCGGATACTAAGGATAAAAGGAGATGATCTATTTTTCAGCAACAACTCGGATCTTTTACCTAGAAAAATTAAAAGGCAGTTATCTTTCTGCGGAAAGTTGGTTCTCTAATGCAACCATTCTGAGTAACGAAGAATGGAATAGCTAGCTGGATTGATACTTCAAAAGCACTGAAAAATTGACTGGCCAACTCCACCATTATCATAACTGAAAGAAAGACCGGGGATAGACAGGTACCCGGTCTTAACCATTTTATTTATTCGGGTATTTGTGGCCACTCAATATCAGGAACCTGTGAAACATCAACCCGACTCAGTAATACCACATACTTTTTCCAAGCAAACAATGACGCTTTTTCTGCTTCTGATGCCATTTCAGTTTCAACAGCATATTGTAATAACGTCATGGCTTCATCTGCCTGTTGACGAAGAGTGGCACGTTGGTGTTCTGCCTGTTCAATCTGACTGGCTTTTTGGGCTTCAATATCCGTTACCCATTTTTCTCCATCCCATTTATCAAAATCGGTGCCTGGTTGTTTAAATGTTAGTGCTTCCGGTAATTCACCGGGTTTAATGATTTTCTGCTGTTCATGGGTTTGCGTGTTGTGAGCTGTTTTTCCGCGATAGTCGGGTACAATCAGCCAATGAGTTAAATCAGATGAACGGCAGGTGACATATCCCTCTTTAACTTCAGGTGGTGCATCTGTACATGAATTGGCAGGAAGACCGACACCGACAGAAATATATTCATCAGTACTGCTTAAATATTCTCGCGTGCTTGCATTGTAATTAAACACAATAATATTTCCGCTATTAATGGCAATATTATTTTTATCCAGTATAGCCTTATTCATCAGACAATCCTCACAATGTAATTAAATGCCACATTTCTCGGGCGTGTTTCATTTTCACCATTCATCCCAATAGATTTGTTTTCCCCTAAACTGCCCCGGTAGTTACGACTGCCAGTCATACCGCCACGCACGGGATCTGTATCCTCGAGACTAGTTTTATCACTGCTAGTGGTATAAATGCTGTGATTATGTCTTTTGAACGCATCAACTTGAATGCTCAGTAATTGGCGATCACTGTCAATGCCACGCGCATCATCCCACCCTCGGATAAACTCACCTCTTAAATCGGGTAATTTACCGTTAGGATAGGCTTCCGCTAATTTCGGATAGAGTGATTTATCAAAGATAGCACCATTACATTTAACCCATCCGTTTGGGGGGATGTCAGTCGGCCAAGGAAGCGGTATTCCTACAGGGATCACTTCGAATATAGGCATGCTCATTTATGCTGCTCTTACAATATAGTTAAATGCGACGTTGCGTGGCCTTGATACCCCTATATAAGCTGTACTAGGATTCCAAGTTGTTGCTGAACCAACACTCCTGGCTCTTACTGAAATAGCTTTATTTTGGGGAGTATCCCACTGTAACGCCACACGATCGTTCTGTGAGAAGTTAACAACATTATCAACTTGACCAACTTCCTGTACTAAATAAGATCCCTCCTGCCACACCAGCAATGAACGTGATGGATCGATTCCACGTTCATCATCCCAGCCGCGGATAAATTCACCACGTAAATCGGGTACATTACCACCCGGATAAAGCTTTGCTAACTCCGGAAATTTCGACTTATCAAAGGCCGCACCATTACATTTTATCCACCCCTCTGGCGGCATCGCTACTGGCCAAGGCAGCGGTACACCAACCGGAATTAACCTTTCCAATAAACCAAGGTTTTTCACAAAAGCATTTTTATCTGGGATATCCGCACCATTCTGATTTTTTGCTAAGGCGTTATCACTTGTTTTAGCTGCTAAGTCATAAGCTGTTTTTACCGCTTTAGGTGTTGCCGCTGTGGTTTCATCATTACTGTTAGTAGCACTATTGAGTTTCGTAAAACCTTTTTCTGTCAACGTAGCGTCTGGGTGATTGCGGCTTTTTTCATGTTTCTGAATAGAGCTATCTACGTAATCACGAGTTGCCAAAACTATGGAGGGATCAATTTTTAATGTCACTGATTCAGTACTGCTGACAATCAAGATCATCCTGACGGTTTGTGTTCTGCCTGAGCCTTCCTGCAATTGTGGTTTGTAGGTTTCCGGGCAATTTGCCACCGCAATCATGTTACCTTCACTGTCAAACAGACCAATCTCACGCATCCACCAACCACCTTCACCTTCTGGGATGATTTGCTCAGCAATAATTTGGTTGGTATTTACCGGATCGACACTCAACGTATTAATCGCAGCACGGCGCTTTTCATTAATTAATTTTGTCTGGTTGATGTCAGGATCAGGTAATTTACCACCTCCGTCACCAACGGCCATGTGAGTAATATCGACTTTTGTTCCCAAAGCAGCAGCGTTTGCCAGCTTTGCTGCTCCCAACTTGGTTAAAATTGCAAAGTATTTCATGGTGAAACCCTCAATGTATCTGTATCAATCAAATGAATTGCAGCCCCTAAAGGCGCATTGTTGCTAATAGTGATTACTTCAGGGATATACTGGTAAACAGTGAGTTCATCTCCGCTATAACTTGCCGCAGCACAATAAAATTCGCCCTTAACATCCAGATTGATTGACAAACCTATCAGATGACGACTTACAGGCTTAGCATCAGAAATTAACCTCTCCAACTCTAAAAAAGTTTCTTCGGTGATCCCATTTTCCTGTATTCCTATCGCCAGCCGGAATGTGCCCGGTGTTTCGTCGTTTTCCCACCATTCCTTTATTTGAATAAGATAGCCTAGCGGTTCTACCACGCGACGAACGGCACCAATGGTTCCCTTATGTTTGTGCAGAAACAGTGAGTTTTTTATAACTTCCCGCTTAGTACTCACCGACCAGTTTTCATCCCAGCGATCAACCGACCATGCCCATGCCAGATAGGGTAAAAGCTCTGGAGGGCAGGTGTCAGGATTCCAGAGTTTGCGAAGCGGTATTGGAATGTTTTGCAGTTGCGAACATGCTTTAGCAGCAGCCAACTCTAAAACGGTAGAACCTGTCGGCAACAGGCGGTCATTCATCATAACCTCCCTCGATTAGATCTGAATTTGGCCTGGAACAATCAGGAACTTGAGTTTTACGCAGTTCTAATTTTACACTAGTGCAATAAGAGGCCTGATCTTTACACAGAATTATATCCTCCGTCGGAACCCTCAATTCCACCTGTTCTATCTCAGTTACATGCAGTGCGGCATAAATGGCGGATAACCGGATATCTTGTCCCAACTTATGTTGATCTTTTACGTACTTATCTATACTTTTTTCAGCCAATTCACGAACAGACTCAGACTTAGGTGTCGGATTAAAATAGAGCACAGCATCAATCTGATATTCCACTATTTTGGCTGGTTGTACTTTTACCCGATCAGCAACCGGCCTGACATCTTTGTCATTGAGTGCTGCAACCACTTTATCCAGTAAATTTTGTGAAGCTACACCCTTATGTTCTTTATCTTCTTTAACATCCTTATCTTTTTCCCATTCCCATTTTCGCGACAAAATAGTTACGGTAACGTTAGCTGGTGATGGACTGACGACAGAAACATCCGCAACAGTTTGATATTCACCTTTGTATTCATCTTTATTAACACCAATACTTTCATTGACTTTAAGGGAATGATATTCATACGCACCTATTGGCCCTGCAACACTTAACCCTTCAAAGGCTCTTTGGATACGATCACGGAAGGTATTATCAGGTTCCAGGGCTGCCCGAATAACGTTATAGTTCGCCCCTAATTGGTCTAAATCGCTATTGGTTGCATAGGCAAGCATCACTGCACGAGCAGCTTCATTTACCCTCTGACGCAGTATCAATTCTCGGTAAGCATTTTCCTGAAGTAACTTAACCAGAGGTTCGGACTCCAATTCCAATGTTCGAGTAATAGCATCTCGTTCTTCTTTTTTTGAATAAAAAGATATCAGTTTGGCTTTACGTTCAGCCAATAGGCTTTCATAATCCAGTGGCTCGACGACATCAGGTGGTGGCAGTTGGCTTAAGTCAAGGTCAATGGTCGACATTGTTTTACCTCACAGGGATGGATAGAGAAAACTCCCCAGCGGACTGCTGATAATGACCGGCTATATCCACCGTCATTTTGCCGTCTTGTTGGGAATTTATGGTGATAGCTGTCAGATTAATTCGCGGCTCCCAGCGGCTGATAGCGGTATAACTGGCTGCCATAACTTGTAGGCGTACAGCTGCGTTCTGCGGCCAGTCAATTAATTCAGGTAGCAGAGAGCCGTAAGTGCGCCGTTCAACACGACTGCCTACAGGTGTTGATAAAATGTCACTGACAGACTGGCGTACATGTTCCAAATCTGTCAGGCTACGACCGGTTTGCCGGTTCATTCCAAGGTACATCATTATACTGGACCTCCTGTTGTTGCACCGCCTGACATGACGCCAGAGTGTTGATGAGAATGTAAGGTCACACCATTAGAACTGAGTTTTCCTCCGGTATTTTCAACATCACCTTCCAGTTTAGTTTTTCCTTTCAACGTCAGTTCTGATGCTTTCAGTTCCATTCCTTTTTTTGCTTCACACTTGACTTCATGTGCGCTCAGTGACAATTCTTTTTTGGCTCCTAGTCCAATTTTGTTGTCTGCCGACAATGAGATTTCGTTGTGCGAGGTTAATCCAATTTTGTTATCTGCCGATATTGAAATTTCGTTGTGCGATGACAATTCAATTTTGTTATTTGCCGACATTGAGATTTTATCATGTGCTTTTAATGTTATATTCGTTGCCTCAAGTGTTATGGAATATGAAGCTTGCACGCTAGCAGTCCTAATACCTTTTACCGTTAAAGCACCGAATTTCGGCTCATACTCCATTACTGCACCATCAGGGAAAACAATATGAACAGCTTGTTCAGAACGACCCGGTGGTGCCACAGATTGATCAGAATAAATGACCGGTAATCCACTATCAGGAAAATCAATATAGTCAGCTTCTGTAAGAAGAGTTGATGGTTCTGGAAATTGATCAGAATAAACAGCCGGTAATACAAAAGATGTGGTCAACTCACCACCAACAGATAATAGTAAAACCTGCTCACCACGGCTGGGAGCCCACCAAGTCCGGGAATTACCTGCTCGCATTGTCAACCAAGGCCGCCAGTCAGTTTCGAGATTGCCTGTCGCAATTCGACACACACCTCGTTGAGTATCAACCTCGGTGACAACACCAGTTCGAATCAGGTTACGCAGTAAGCGCAGAAGTTCAGTCAGTTGTGTGTCCATATATATCGGAAGAATGCCATCTAAGTAGTTGTGGGTTTATGTCTGAAAGAGTGCCATCAAAGATAGCTATCGACATCAAAAGCGAATTGTAGGAAAGATCAGACAAGTTTCTTGGAAAGGAAAAACGATAATAATATGAATTAGAAAGCCTTTCCCATAATTGAGAAAGGCTTTTATATAAACTGTAATTGTAGGTAGTTTTTTTATCAGAGTTTAACGTAATAATTCAAAAAATTTCGATCTTGCACTGTCTAACCACATACTAGATATAATATTGCAGGTGACTTGATTTGATCACTGATGATTCAAACTCGAATGTTACAAACAATGCATCCACAGTTGCTTCGATTGCTCACTTATCCAGTCCCTGACAGGCAAGCTTAGATTCAAACGTAAACTTAACTTTTAGGTTTTCCAAAATATCCTGCAAGATTCATGTACGCTTTATCTGCTCTTGGCGAGTTGATAAATAAGTCATGCCCCCCAAAACAACGCTGGCAAAAGCGCCAATTAAGAAAACTCTATTCATAGCATGATAATTCCATGAAAAAAGCCATCAAACTGGTAATATCATAAATGGCATAACTGTATTTATCCATTCGTTATCTTTAATCCCAAAGTTGCAGGATAGGTTTTGTTGTCGCTGACATAATCTCCGGCATTTCAACTTCAGTGCCATGTGGCAGGATTACGCTATATTCAGACAAGTTAGGAAACTTCTTAAATACCAATTCAACCAAGCCTGGGTTAGCCTCCAACACTCGTTCTGTCATGCCCTGAGTTCGGCCATAATGACGCCAGCATAAGGCATCAACTGTATCATTTTGCTGTGCAATTATTTTCATTAAAAGCCCTCTATATAGGAAGTATTGTTAAGTTAAAATGTCATGGTGTGCTAACAAGAGAAGGGAAACAATGAGGCAAGATTGTTAAGGGAATAGTACAAATGGAAGCAAGAAGCCACTTTTCAGTGGCTAATTCGACAACTCATCCATCTTCTCAAATAGACTGAACCATAGGAAAAATCTGTTTTTCAATTCATTTTCCAATGCAATTGGAACTTGGCTGAGAAACTTTAGATTGTTTATCACATAGAGTTTCCACTTGTATATCATTTACTTATCACATTTATTCTTCAAGTGCTTCGTGATGGTTAATAAGTTGTTTTGCAAGTGGTGTTGACAACTCAGCAATCCAAGCCAAAGCCAATTCTTTATCTTCAGCATGATTACATTCACAGCTTGTTGCCATTCTGGCAATAAAATTAATACGTTGAGCTGTTACTGATTCCATAAGAAAGTCCACTGACAAACTTACCCCCGTATAACATAACTGTATATAAGAACAGTACACGTTGATTAGAAAAAATTAAAGTGGTTTTTTATCATTTTTTAGAACTATATTTGATAGTGTTAATATATTAATTATTGTTTTTATTGAAATAATTAATGATTAAAAATGTTTCTTTCTGATTACAATTTACTGTAATTAATAAATTTTTCTTATTTTATAACTAGAGAATTTATTTCTCTTTATTCAGATGAATATAGTTTCACAAAGTATACAGATTGAAATTTCAATGCCTATGATGCAATATCTCTTATTGAATCTAATAAATTCATTTGGGATCACTCTGCTCTTGATTAGAGAACTTTGTGAAGACAGCAAACTCACTAAACTGTACTTTCAATGAAAAAAAACATAACTGAGATAAAAATGGGTGCAGATAGTGGAGGAAAACAAGCTATCGAAACGCCTTGTTAGCGCATATGGATTCAAATCACGTCAGGCACTTAGTGATCATTTAGGTGTATCCAAAAGCACAATGGCAAACCGCTATTTAAGGGACAGCTTTCCAGCAGACTGGGTTATTCAATGCAACCTTGAAACTAATGCGTCATTGCTATGGTTAAGTACAGGGCAAGGCGAAATGTTCCCTAAAGGAGAAAGAGGAAAAGAAAACGTTATTGCTCCGACAATACAGTGTGTTAAATTAGTCGGTGGAAAGTTAAACACTGCCAACCCTGTGATTTTAGATAATGAATTTATTGCCAAAGAAATAAAAAAACCTCTCGTTGTAGATGACAACAACTCTTGGTATTTGCTAGATACAGAATGGCCTGATGTTCAGGATGGTTTATGGTTAATTGATATTCAAGGGATGCATAGCATTAAAAAGATCACAAAAATCCCAGTCTATAAAATCCGGGTCTGTGATAATAATGTGACCTTTGACTGTGCAATTGATGAAATTAACTTTATTGGTCGAGTTTATCTGACGATTTCCAAGTACTAACAACCTTTTTCATGGTTGATAAATTCATTTTTTAGATGTGTAAATCCATGCTTGATGGTAATCCGTTGCTTGAGAATATCCAAAAGCAATGGATTTCACATAAAATAGTTTTTTCTTAATCTATTTTTTCATAATGTGGCGGAAAAATCATCCCTATAGAAAAGCGATATATTTTGCATACATTAATATACCAACTGGCCTTAGATATTATATAGCATAAAATTAAACCGTTAATTAGCCACACCATAAAATATTAAGCTGATCAATAATCCGTTTTATTTACCGGAAAATATTTATATATCGTAGATAACGATGTATTGTAGATCAATGATAATTGTTTCCGCGAGTGGCCTTTCGCCAATAATCTTGCAGCTTGTTGTTGTTCAACAGATGAAAATGATACTGGTCTGCCACCAATTCTCCCTTGAGCACGGGCAGCTACCAATCCTGCATTTGTTCTTTCAACTATCAATTCCCGCTCCATTTCAGCCAAAGCACTCATCACATGAAAGAAGAATCTTCCCATAGAAGTGCTAGTGTCAATACTGTCAGTCAGGCTTTGGAAATGAATACCTCGTTCACTTAAATCAGAAATCAAAGTAACCATATTTTTCACGCTACGTCCTAGTCGATCCAGTTTCCAGACGACTAAAGTGTCATCTTTTTTAAGTTGTTTTAAAGCTCGTTTTAAACCAGGTCTATTGGCTGTTTTTCCACTGATTTTATCCTCAAAAATTCGCTCACAATTTATACTTATCAATGCATTTCGCTGTAAATCACTGTTCTGGTCATTTGTTGACACCCGGATATAGCCAATCTTCGCCATGTGTAACCCTGTTTAATACCAATAGGAGACTATTCTTATAGAAATTATCATGGATTAGGGAGTTTTGAAAAACCTTGGTTTGATGGAAACCGTCACCAAAGCTGCAGACGCGTTGCAACGTAATGGTGGCAATATAACAGGTAACATAACGATTACTACTGACTCTATGCTGAGTTGGAGCAGAAACACCGACTTTGCCTCTATCGGTTTTAAAAACATCGCAGATAATGATATAGACTCCTATATGTGGTTTAGAACAGGAGATAATGGCAACGAATATTTCAAATGGGAGCATACCCCCTCTGGAGGGACAACCACCGAATGGATGAGCCTTAAATCTGACAATCTTCGAGTTAGAGGATATAGGGTCTATCATGAAGGATATAAGCCAACAGCAACATCTATTGGTACTTACACTAAATCAGAGTTAGACACGCGTTATATTCAAGATATTCGCCTGGGTGCTAGAGAGAGTACTCAAATACAGAAAAATTCTGAATATATAGACGAAAGTGGATATGCCATTATTGCTGTAATAAATGGAAATAAAGATGAGTTAGTTGATATAGTAAACCGTAGGCCAATACAAAAGAAGATTAACAGCACATGGATGAATATATCCAATATTTAGTAAGGTAGTGAATATATGCAAAACATTAAAAATTTTTCCCAATATATACCTGACTCAAAACAAGCCAGAAAATTTATTGAAGATTTTAATATAATTTACTTGAAGTCAGAAGACGGACAAGATTGGTATGAGTGCCAGAAAAGTTTTAATTTTGATACAATCAAAATAATGTATGATTATAATAATGTAATTCGGTCCATATCAGGAGATGTATCAGCTTTTAATCCAGATGGAATGAATGTAGCTGAGGTGAGTATTTTACCTGATTCTTGTGATATTTCTGGTAAATGGCAATATATAAATGGTGCTATTGTTCCGCGTGAGTGCACAAAGGCCGAATTAGTTTCTCAAGCAGAAAGACGTAAAGAGGAATTGGCAGCCCTTGCCAGCAATTCTATCGTACTTTTACAAGATTCCATTGATTTAGGTATCGCTACCGATAACGAAATAACAATGCTGACAGAATGGAAAAAATATCGTGTCACATTAAATAGGATGGATACCACAGTACAGAATATTGAATGGCCGGAACAACCAGAATAAAATATTAACGGCCTGTTTTTCAGGCCGTATATTTAAAACTTATAAACTGATTTGTAGGTATCTATCGTTTCTGAAACCATTTTCTCCACATCAAACTCATTAACAGCTTTTTCTCTGGCTTTTTTAGAAAACTCTTTTAACTCTTGAAATGGCAAACTAGCAATTTATTTCAAAATGTTATGTATTGATACTTCATTTCCTGCTCTTGTGATCCAACCATTAACACCATGATCAATGTTTTCAGGTAGTCCACCAAAATCACTGACGATAACAGGCAGACCACAAGCCATCATTTCTCTACAGGAAAAACTAATAATACCGACTATCAGATTCCGCTTTGATATATACTCCCACATTGGCTGCGAGTATATATTCAGCTGCTGTTATAAACAAAATAACGTTGAATGATCCCAGCAGTTTTTAGCACAATAAGCAAGCCTGCAAGTAATTCCAGGTAATTAACACCATTTTCAGCATGAGCATTGTAATCTTGGTAATAAATATTAGGTATTTTGTAATTGTCCAAGTTGGCTTTATCGACTAAATAAATTGCCTGCTCATCAAGGATATCCAGAGAAGTAATAACAGGATTATCAATCAACTTTTTACTGTTGACAGTAGCAGTATTCGACACCGTATTTTTTGCTAACTTTATGATTTTTTCAAAACCCAC